GGAGCTAATCCCTGAAGACAAGCGCCAACAGTCACTGATCCGGGCCAAAAAGTGTTGGGAGATGATGCAACTCAACCCGGAGATGGTGTGCGCGGGGCTCGGCCCGGTGAACGAGGCCCTCAATCAACACGCCGTCAAGCAGCTGTGGATTGAGCGGCGCCACCGTGAGAGGTTCGAGCCGTGGTCCGACGTTCTCACCGTCATCCTGGTGGACCAGGCGCTCCCGCAGTTTGAAGGGGTGTTTGCGGAGCTTTATTTTTCAATCGAATATGCAGAAGCGGGAGCGCCTGCGCCATAACTGGTTCCTACCTAGATCAAACCCAAAAGATGTAACTTGACATGTTCACAATAAATACGCCGCTTGACCCAATCCAAGCGTTTGTGATTCCTGTGCGTTTAAGGAAAGAAGTATATCAACCATGCGTGAAGATAGATCGAGTCGGTGGTGATGAAGGGCTTGATCTGCTCCATCACCCCCGGCGCATCTAATCTCTGGGGTCAATCACCATTTTAACCAGCTGCGGAATAGCTGCCTCGTGGATGGCAAACGCGATCGTGTCGGCGTCCATCAGCCGATGTGGCGGGGGCATCGACCCCTTTTCTTTGTGCGACGACCACATCCCCGGAGTCGAGACATTGGAAATGGTGGCTTTGGCTTGGCTCATGTCGATGTCGTCCTGAACCTTGATGCTCGACTCGTGAAATAAAATGTCTATCGGAAAACCCTTCCCGAGTATCACCCGGTTTAGCGTCAAGTTGCCCCGCCGCACCCACGAACCCATCAGGTCATCGATCGTTATCTGGCGCGACGCCATCACCTTGCTCCCCACCTTGAACTCGACTAGGAGGGCGCGCGTGTGATTCGAGTCGGCGCTACGGAACTGCCTGTCCTTGGGGAGTTTGATCTCGCCCAAAACCAAATGTGAGTTCTCGTTCACCAGGTCGATCCACCCGGCCGTTGGAAACACATCGGTGAGATCGGTTGGAAGCGCCGCCACTTCAAATGGGAGCGACTCGATCGACCTAACCGGTCGCGCATTTGTCTCGTCGTACTGGGGCACCCCCGCCCCCGCCGCGAACAGGGACTCGCCCTCGTTCTTGAAGCTGGGCTCAATCGTTGAGACGACTACGCTGACTACCACCATTGCGCGCGCGTTTCTGACCTTGCGGGGCCGCGATTAACCACAAAAAATGTCAATTTGTTTTTTTTTAATGAACGCTCTTTCCCGCGTGCCCCGCCCCGTGTGCGGGCTTGGCCACCCCAGGCGTCGTGGGCCCCTTCTCCTCATCGTCGTCCTCGATGCGCTCGTAGTCGATGATGTAGTTAATCTGGGCCCGCCGCCGCTCGTACACAACGTGCTCGACTACCCCACGAATTTCCCCCTGAACCGAGTCGTAGCCGTGAGGCTCTCGGCGGAGCGTGTGCAAGGTGTGGTCCTTGGCCACGAGGTAAATGCGACCGAGCGCCACCCCGCACACCAGGATCCGGCGCTCCCGCCCTCGCCCCGCGTACCGATCCGCCTTGCCCAGCCTAGGGGTAAAGTAAAGCCCCGGCCCAAAACACCCGCCTGGTGATAGCCGGTCGTCAAGCCCCTTGGCGAGCGACGCGTCGCGGGCGGTGGTCCCATGGTACAGGGTGGTCATCTTTGCATCGCCGTCATCGTGCAGCGTCTGACGGACGTAGCCCACCTGCCTCATGCTCTGGACTCGCCGCACCCGCTTCACCCGAAACTTCTTCCCGTCAAACCCCGCCGCTGTCAATTGCTCCAACATGGAGTCGCTCAGCGGGATGTCGTGGTACGTGGCCGCCACCCGCCCCCGGTCGTCGTGGAACACCTCGCCGCCCTCGTTCGCCCAGCCCTCCGGGAGCACCGCCTCGGCCATCTTGCCCGGGCTAATAGCCCGCCCTCGGCGCTCGCTCTAGGCCTGGGCGGGTTGTCAAGTCAGGGCGCCGCACTTGCGCGCCAACGTTGGCATTATGACTCATCAATCCAATTAACCCCTTTTTTTCGAGCCCGGACTTTGGAGTGGGCCCCCCCCCACAACCGAGCGCAATGGAGGAGGGTGTGGACCGCGGGAGTAAGCGCCAGCGTGTAAGCGAGGGCTTTGACATGGATGCGCTGCGGGGCGCGGGTATCCGGGGTTCGGACGTGGTGCCCATGAAGATCGACGACTTTGAGGCCGCGCAGGCCAAGGAGTTGGAGCGGCGGCGGTGTGCGGTGGAGGCATCGAAGCAGGCGGCGCAGAAGCGGGCGACGGAGGAGGTGGTGATCATAAAGGCAAAGCGGGCCCAGGCCACGGCCGCCCGGGCCAAGCTCGCCGCCGAGATCAAGAAGCGCTCGCGCCCTCATGGGAGCGCTTTCGCCGCGCTCGGTTACAAGGCCGTTCCGCCCACCGACACGCTCACGACGGTGCAGGGCGAGATCGACATGCTCGGACTCGAGGTGGGGCCGCTTCCGTACGCGGACGGGACACTGGTTGCGTCCAAGCGTGACGGATTAAGCCAGCTCTTTGCGATCGTCGGGAGCGGCGACGTTCAGGTCACCAACAAGCAGCTCCGGGCGGTTCCTGTGCCCGACGACTGGACGGCCACGGATGGGGAGTTTCACACGATCGTGGTGGACAACGTTGACAGGATTGTGGTGGCTCTGCTCATGTGCGACTGCGCCGAGCACACGCTGCTTCATATGGACGACGTCGTGGTGATGCGTCGGTCGATCGACCACGCGGAGCGCGCCCACGCCGCGCTGCGGGGCGACATGGTGGGCGCCCGGGCGGCGTACTGGGCCGAGCTGTGCAAAGAGGTGACCACGCGCCATGGTGCCCTCAAGTACGCCTCTTTGGCTGGCTGGATCGAGGCGGCCAAGTCGCTCCGAGACCGTTGGGGGCCCGACGTTGAGCCCCTCCCCCACCTGCGGGCCAGGACCGTTTTGACGACCTCTTTTGACAACACGGTGGTGTGGCACGTGTCAAATTACACGTTCGGCCGCCACAAGCTTGACATAGACGAGACCTACATAGGGGTGTTGGTGCGTTACGCGCACCCCGCCCACCTTGAGCGCCTCCCCCCGACCGAGAAGACGCAGTTTGGGACCCTGCGCGCCGCCAGGTGCAAGGGTTCGGGGACGCACCGCCTGACTAGTTCGCTTTATTTTGTGTTTGACGAGTGATTAAACGCCGCCACACCTTGGTCACACCCGCCATGACCCACCACCTGCGGCTCAAGCTGAGCATGCACTATTACTTGCGGGTAAAGAGCCCGTATGAGTCGTGGTTCAAGGTAATGTACGAGGAATCCCCGGACGCGATTCAGCTGGTCACCCTGGCCAAAAACGCCAAGCTGCTCCGCCAGTGGGTTGAGCGTCACGGGCTTGGCTGCTATTTCTTTGGTGAATGGCAGACCAACGACAACTACGACGTGATGGTGGGTGTGGGCCCTCGGCTCCGTCACTACAACACCCAGATGTCGTCGTGAAACTTTTGTGTTGCAATCGCCCCCCGCTCATAAAACACCTCACGCATGATTGGCTTGGGGTGCGCCACCTCGAGCTCGGCCCGGTACGCCCGATCGATCCGACCATGATACTTGCTCGAAGCCAAAATCTTTTCGATAAATGGTTTGCTCAGCGTCCCCACGTAAATAATCTCTTGGCGCGTCGCGTTGTGGATCGTCACGCGCCCTGTGTCCACGTCCAGCTCATAGTTTCTTCCACCACTCGGGTTGACGATCCCAGCGTTGCCTGCAAACATTTTTGAGTTGGGATAAGGACGAAATAAAAAACTCGTCACTCATAGCTCGTTTCGATCTTGGTCGCCAACAGATCAATGGCGCAGACACAACTACCTACCCAACCCGGGTATGGGCTTCCCTTATCGGATCGCCAGGCCCGGGGGTGACTCAGCCGTCCGGGTCCATCATGACTCATTCAGGGTTAAATAACGGGCTCCGGACGGATCGTGCACCACAACCGGGACAATGGCGGCCAAGGAAAGCAAGTCCGACCTGCGGGCCGACTACAAGGCCAACGGACCCAGCCTCAAGCAGATATTGGAGGGCAATGGGATTGGGATGGTTGTGGCCGCCAAGAGCTACGCCATGTACAAGCGCGAACCCGATCTTGCAGTTGAGGTGTGGGCCGACATTCGTGACCCGATCCTGGCGTCTCTTAAAAAGAGGCACCCTGCGGCGGGCATGATTGTGGCCGAATACGTTGAGCTTCCCGCGGTGGCCACAATCATCGCCGCCGACAAGGAGCTTCTTGGCGCTCTCCTAGTGTGCGCGGGCCCCACCTCAAGCTGACTGCGAGCGCTTTTATTACTTCAATGAACATCATCGTCTTTGAAATCCGACGCAAACGGCCCGCCCACTACGAGCGTGTTGTTTTCTTGGCCCGATCTCCAGCGGACCATTGTGTTGACGCCGAGCAGTGTTCCCCAAACCGCCGCCCTAACCGGGGTGTTGGGGCGTAGGTTGGCCTTGGTGAGGGTTTCGTAGAGCAGGGTCCCCCCGCTGGCCACCACCGACCCAAACACCATCCCGATTACGCTCAGCGTGACATCCGCCTTAACCTTGTCCGCGTGCACCCCTACGACAATAAGATAATCCGGAATCCACATTTTTGGGTTAAGCGACCAACGAAACTGCACCTAGCGCCATTAACCATGTTCACTCCCAAGTGGTGCAAGCCCGTTAAGATTAATGAGGTTATCACGCTGTGTGACTTCCGCCCGAAGAGCCCACCCGCTGCCCGACCAAAGGCCAAGACGGCCAAGACGGCCAAATAAACTCTAGTGGTCCGACTCCTTCGGAAATTTATGGTCGCGCAATGGTAGTAAAAAACCCAGAGCCATGCCCCGCCGGCGTTCGCAGCGACTTAACCGTGAGTCTCGGTACCAGGCCGACATGGCCACTTTTTTTGCCAACCGCGCCATCGAGACAGCCCAGGCCGCCAAGGCCGCCGAGGCCGAAGAGACCGACCGCGGCGACGAGTACGCCGGTGAGTTTTGGTTCTCGAAAAAGTCCGAGACCAAGTCTGAGACCGCCGTCTCTGGGCTGTCGGCGAGCACGCAGGCGATCCTCGCCGCGCTCCGCGGCGACAACCAGTCGAAGTTCAAGGGCTCGATGGCCACCGGTGGCAGCCGGTACAGCGCCCATGCCACCCTGATGAACTCTTTCACCGCTTCGTTCCGCCAGGCCTGTGCCTCGGGCGAGTGTTGAGCACAAAGTAAATTTTGCACCTTGATAGAACAAGACTTGTGTACGAGAGTTATGGACCCCGCAATCGAAGCCGTCCTGATGCCCGGCGTGAGTCGCACGTATGACGTCGGCCACCCCGCGCTGCGGTGGACCGTCCACCCTGATCTTGGCGCGTACCCCATGTTTTTCGTCCGCCGTTACAACCCTTCGATGACGATTGTGTATGCACACCCCAACGACTGCGACCTCGGGTCGGTCTGTCGGTTGCTCTACTGCCTGAGCGACGCGCTCAACGCTACCGTGGTGGCCCCGGAATACTTTGGGTATGGATTGCTCGACCAGCGCCCCCGCAGCGTGACCGATTCGGCGGCGCTTGTGGCGCACGCCATCAAGGTTATGGGCAAGAAATCCAAGGGGCCGGTGGTAGTGGTGGGACAGTCGGTCGGAACCGCGATGATCGCCGAATCGCTGCGGTTTCGCGCGGTGGTCGAAGTGGTGTCACGGGTGGTGTTGATTGCGCCGTTTTCGTCGGTTCGGTCGCTCGCTGGCCCGCTGGGGCTCACGGTGGACCGGAAAATCGACAATCTTGACGTGGCCCGGCGGTTGCGCAATGTGTTGGCGCACTCACCCCACATCCCGGTCGCCATCATCCACGGCGACAAGGACCGGCTGATCCCGATCGATCACAGCCGCCAAATCCGACAGCTTTTAGGCGACCGGGTTACGCTCGACGTGGTACCGGGGGGAACACATACCGATTTTGGGGGTGGGGCCCCCGCGCTGGCAGCGAGGATTGCAGCGCTTTTGAAAAATTCGTCGATTGATTCACAGTAAAGAGGGGATGCAGATCTTTGTCAAAACTCTGACGGGTAAGACGATCACGCTCGAGGTCGAGCCCTCGGATTCGATCGAGAATGTCAAGGCGAAGATCCAAGACAAGGAGGGAATCCCACCCGACCAACAGCGGCTAATCTTCGCGGGTAAGCAGCTCGAAGACGGCCGCACTCTCTCGGACTACAACATCCAAAAGGAGTCGACCCTCCACCTTGTGCTCCGCCTGCGCGGTGGCTGGGGGTTTAGCAGCTTTACTCACGCCATATCGCGCGCCGTTCACACAGTGGAGCACGCCGTTACCCACAACCCGGTCGTGTCGGCGGTCGAGCGGGCGGCCAAGGAGATCGCCGACGCCACCAAGAACTTTGCGACCGAGATTGGTAACGACATTGCGGACGGCGCCACCAAATTTGGCAACGACATTGCCAACAGCGCTACTCATGCGTGGCAAGATATTGATCACATCGCCAGCGTGGCGTTCCACGCGGTCGAGCACGGCGTGGACGAAGCGATCGACGAGCTGAGTGAGGGGTACCAGGACATGATGCACTACGTCAACATTGCGGTGGACACCTCTCGGAACTACGTCGGTGAAGGGGCCACGTTTCTGCTCGAGCATGCCATCCCAATCCCGGTGGTCGATCAGGCGATCGAGTCGGCGGTGTCGGCGGCGGCGCACGGTCACCTCCCAAGCATCAAGATCCCAATGCTCCCGAGCTTTATCCCTGGGAGCCAATACCTGAACAAGGGGATTGGCGGAATCAACAAGGGTGCGAAAATGGCTGAGGGAGTCGCCGAGGGGGCGATTGAGGGGGTCGAGCACGGCGTGGCCCACCCGTTTCAGACGTTCAAGCAGCTGGCCGGCCCCATCATACAAGGGATTGGCAACATGAACTTTGACATATTGCACCCGCTGGCGATGCTCAAACATGACCTCGGTGTGATCGAGCACACCATGATGAAGGAGCTCGTGACGCTAGCCCAGCTTGCTGGCTTGCTCAAAGTGCCCGACCCCAAGGCGATCCTGTTGTCGATGGGGGCGACCTTCCGGGAACAGCCCAGTGGAAGCCCGTTTGTATTGACCAAAAGCTTTGACGAGCTGATGGACAAACTCAGGACCAACACGTGCCCGCTCCAGATCACCAAGCCCACCACGTTTACGCAGACGGTGCTCAATCTCAACTCGGTCACCACTTTTACTGAGTACCAGATGCAGCCGCTCGGCGGTAGCACTGCCATCATCACCACGACCGCCGACCAGATTTCCGGGTTCAAGACGGCGATGGAGGCCGAGATCGTCAAGCTGACCAATCAGATCGCGGCGGTCAATGTGTCGACTCCAATCAAGCATGGGATTCCGTGGCTCGGTGAGCTTATGGACACGCTGATTCCAAGCTTTGCCACTAAGGTCGCCACCCTCGAAAAGTCTAACTACAACGAGGATCTGGTCAAGGACTTGGCGTCCTGGGTTGGGAATGATGTTGCCAATTTCAAGGCCGCCCCGACCGTCAACCTGGCCGGGGCCTCGACCACCGACAACCAAATCTTTGACCAGCTCGCCACGGCGTTTTACCCGCACGTGGCACCCGTGATCGCTGGGATGAGCGCGATCCCGTCCATGTGCGTGATGCTCCTGATTGGGCGGGCGATGGTTGACGTCCGAAACAAGGCGGGAAGCGTGGCATTCCCGACGGTCAATTACCCGTCCAAGTGCGCCCCGATCCCGTTGCCTGCGGGTCCAACCACCGCCACCACCAAGACCTCGCACGATCCGGTCGCACCGCACCTCGCCGCGCCCCCGAAACCGCCCACGCCCGCCATCGCCACGACCCCGGCCCCGGCCACCAAGCCCGCGGGCGGATGGAGCGCGCTGAGCCAAAATGGAAAGATCGCCATATATGCGGGTATCGGCGGGCTCGTTTTACTGATTATCATCATTATCGTGGTGGTCATCGCCGTGACTGGCAGTTCGAGCGGCGGCTCGGACGCCGAGAGCTCGGTTCGCATCGACGACGACAGCGGCGCTAGCGGACAATAAATATCGAACCCCCTTAATCCAAAAAAAGAAGACATGGCCAGGTACGTCCCGATCGGTTCCATCCACACCTTCCCGTCCGGCGAGTCGTTTGTGCTTTGCGTGGTTGACGACGAGCTTCGGTGGTGCGCGTTTGACACCGGGTCACAGAACCACACAATCGCCGGGCTCTCCGACATTGCTGACCTAGAGAACCCCGAGTTTGTTGATGAGGAGATTGACATCAACGAGCTCAACGACGACACCAACATGGCG